ACTTTATTTTCTAAAGTATCTAATCTAGCTTTGGCAGTTAATGATAATTTTTCTTCTTGAACAGGTTTGTTTGTAGATACAGTTTCTGTATCTTTTGGTAAAGAATCAATTTTTTTATTTAATTCATTTTTAAATTCAAGTAATTCTTTAGATGTAATATAGTCTTTAGGTATTTGTATTCCATCAACTTTTTTATTTAATTCAGTTTTAACATCATCTAATTGTTTTGAAGTAACAGTATTTTTTGGAATAGAGTCTTCTATTTTTTTTGTTAAAGTTTTTGTAACTTCTTGAATTTCTTTTGATGATGATGTAGGTGAAGATACTTCACTATTAGAATTTTTTAAAGAATTTATTTTATCTTCTAAGTTTTTAAAATTTTCATTTAATAATTCTTTTCTCATTGAACCGATTAATGAATCAACGTCTTTTTTAGTTGCTAAATTAGTCAATTGACTTTTTGTAAATTCTTCAGATACTTCTTTCTTAATTTGTTGAACATTTACAGAACTTCCTTCAACTTTCTTTTCACTAGAAGAAAGTTTTTGAAAAGCTTGTCTAAAATCTTCTAAATCTTTTAATGTTACTATTTTTTCTTCATTTGGATTTGGGTATTGATTTAAAGCCATAGCCATATTATTATGTTGTCTTTCTAGAAATTCTAATCTATTTTCATGCATTCCTAATATTTGAATAGGGCTAATTCTTTGTTGTGTTCTCTCCCCTTTTTCTAAAGTAGGTTCACTTTGAACACGATTAATATTTCTTGAAGATGAAGCAGATGAATTTGCTGCTACTGGTGGATTTTGAGATCCGCCTCTTCTTCTTTTAGCTGCTGCTATTGATGCTGAATTACTCATATATTTTTGATAAATATGTTATTTTTTGATTATTTTCGCATTTCCATTTTAATAACATTATTACATAGATAATTATCTAATTGAATATCTTTGATACTATAACTATTAATATCATCATATTTTTGTAAAATATTAATTTTTGGAAAACTATATAATTGATTATTTACTTGATTTCTAAGTGGTTCAATATGATCATCATAAATATGGCAATTTCCTAAATGATAAATAAATTCATAAGGTTCCAAATCACAATGTTTTCCAATTATATGTGTTAATAAACTATAAGAAGCAATATTAAAAGGAACTCCTAAACCTACATCACCACTTCTTTGATATAGAGAACATGATAATTTATTACCGATTACATTAAATTGGGCTAAAACATGACATGGAGGTAGTGCCATTTCATCTAATTGCTGTGGATTCCAAGCAGATAAAATTAATCTTCGCGAATATCTTTCTTTTGGATCTTTTAGACAATCTATTATATATTTTATTTGGTCAACACCTTTTCCACTATAATCTGTATTACAATTTTCATAAGAAGCATTAAAAAATCTCCATTGATGACCATATACTGGTCCTAAATCGTTTTCTTCTAGATTTTTTAATCCTCTACTATCTAAAAATTCTCGACTTCCGTTACCATCCCAAATATGAACATTTTGTTCCCTAAGTTCATTATTTGATGTTGAACCCTTAAAAAACCAAAATAATTCTTTAGCACATGTTCTCCAAGCTACTTTTTTTGATGTAAGCACTGGCCATGTATTATTTTCAAGAGAAAAATGCATGGAGGAACCATATATTGTTAAAGCATTCCCATTACGCCCTTCTATCATAGTTCCATAATCTAATATATGTTTAATTAAATTAATATACTGATATTCATCATGTTTATCTTCTGGTTTTTTACTTTCTCCATACTTTAACGAATCTAACGCTATTTTTAGCATTTATATTATCTTTATTTATATTTTTAATTTCTTTTTATAAAACATAATGGAAAGTATTAAAGAAAATGATGATAAAATATCTAAAAAAGAAGGATTCTTTTCATATGTATTTAATTTTGAAGAAGACAACAAAAATACAATCATGAATTATTTTCAATATTCTTTTTTAGCAATCCCATTAGTTATTTTATCTCTCAAATCTATTAACTATATAACTCCCGAAGAAGATCCAACAAAAGGAACTTTAGAAATTTTCTTTGAAGTTTTTGGAACTATTTCTTTAATCTTATTATCTATTTGGTTCATCAATAGAATAATTAGATTTATACCTACATATTCTCAATCCAATTACCCAACATTCAATGAAATTAACTTTATTATTCCTTTATTTATTGCTTTATTTACAATGCAAACTAAATTAGGAAGCAAAATCAATATTCTTTTAGAGAGATTAGTTGATATGTGGGAAGGTAATCGGGAAGAACCAAAAGGAAAAAAAGACTATAAAACAAAACAACCAATCTCAAATGGTCAACATCAACCAAGTCAAGCAGATAGATTAAATCAAGTAAATTTATCTGGACCACCCACAATGAGCATGAATATTAATCCCGAAGCAATGAATGGCATGACTGAATCACAACATATAAATCAAGTTCATAATAATGCTGTAAATCAAGGTCCAAATTTTAATAAAATGTTTCAAGGTCCAAACACACCTTTAGTTGATGCTGCTACACCTGGAGGCGGTAATTTTGAACCAATGGCAGCAAATGAAGGTTTTAGTATTTTCGGAGGCTCTGCTTTCTAAATATATATTTATTTTATTTAGATAAATATATATATGTCTTATCCAGGCAAAATTGGTATTGTAGGTGGTGGTTCTAGAAAAACTCTTTCTCAAATGGCATTACAATATAATAGACCTACTAACTTATTTAATGTTTATACTCCAGGCGCCGGAGTTCAAAGTGGTGGAAGAGCATCAAATCCAGGTATAAGAAGAGCATTGGCACGTCGGGCTCAATTAAAACCAGGAACTATGGATATTCCACATACAGGAAGATGCAGTGGTTTATGTAATAATCTAGTATTTTTTTAATTATTTATTATAACATTATATTATAATAAGTAATGTCATTAGCAACTTTAAAAAGAAAAACTAATAATGGTAATCCTAGAAATGCCCCAATATCAGGCAAAGGACACATAGGTTTTGCTTTAAATGGAACATTAAGAGTTCCTTCAATGGGTAAAACAACTAATTTAGGGCGACGCCAAGCAAGAACACCATTTAGAGGTACAGAACCAATGGGTCATGGTGGAGGATGGAGAGGAAGATTAAATTTACCAAGATCTAAAGTAGGAACATATGAACGCGAATTACATTTTAGTGGATTATGTTGTACTAAAAATGATGATGAAATTGTAAAAACATCTGTTAAAAATAATAAGGGAATGATTGAAACTAGATATATAGGAATATTACATAGTGCTTATAACAAAGACAGAATTACATATGATGAAGCAGGTAATCCTATAGTTCCTCCTATTAATTGGGTCCAACCAATTGATAATGGATATCAACAACATCATACACAAGGACAATATATAATGGCTAAACATGCGAATAATGATACTGTAAGTAATTATGTTCTTTATTTAGAAAATGGTCCTCTTGAAGGGCATAAATATTCATGTAATTCAGGTTTCCCATGTTCTTGGTTTGTTGGAAGCAAGAAAATGATAGTAGGTCATGGTGTATCAGCTTCTTCAGGAGGTCCATATGCCAAATCATTGAATGGTAGAGGAGCAATATCTCAAAGTCAATATTTACAAGGAGCATTTATGAAATACAAAAATAATTTACCAACTACTTTATCAAAACAAAGTTTCCCAATGAATGTAATTCGTAATGGATGTGATATTAACGCTGTAACAATTGAACAAGCCATAGCAAAAGGTTTAATGCCAAAACCACATGAAAATGTAATATGTAATAGAGAAGCAAGAAATAAAATAATATTATCTTATAATCAAGCAAACGATGAATGGACAATAATTAACATTAAAGATATTAAAAATTCTTTTGTCATTATTTTTTCAAATAATAATAGTTATTTAGATATAATTTTAAATAATCCTAATAAGTTGATATTTCTATATAAGTTTTTAAACAATTCAAATAAATATGGTGTTATTACTGATTATCTTAATGACGTTGGTAATCGTAATTTATTATCTAATAATAAATTTAATACTAAATCCATGGTTGGTTATAGTTATCAAGATTTGATTAATAATAAATATAATAATATATATGCTTTTGAAATATTGTCTCCTACAAATTATAGAATTCTTAATGTAAATAAAATTAATTAAAGTAATTATTTACTTAAACAATCAATAGCATAAAGAATAATTTTTTCTTGATCAGTTAATTTTTGAAAAATTAAATTTTCTGACATATTTACATTAAATATACGATTCATATTATTTTTACATAGTAATAATATGTTATCTTCTATTTTTATATCACATAATAATGCCCCATTTGTTAATTTTATTTCATCTTCTGGATTTTTCAATTTAATCCAACGAATATAACATCCAATATGTAATTCCTGTAATTCTTCAACATATCTATAACCTTTTAATTTTTTAGTTAAATTTCCCAATTCTTTCTTTGTAATAGGAAGTTCATTTAAAATAGTTTCTTTTCTCTCTTTGATAAGTTCAGATGTCAAATTATTGATCGATTCATTATTATCATTATTGAGAGAATGATTTAAAAATTGCATAGCTTCTTCATTCATTATTAATAATTATTTGTAAAAAATTTATAAGTAATTATTAAATTATATTTTTAATGGAGAGAAAGGAAAGTTATATATTAGATATAATGTAATACTATCCCCAATTGAAGATTTGATTATTTCAATAATAGCTGTTTTTTTAATTTTATCATAAGAATAATTTAATGTAGGATAACCATTTTTAAAAGCAATTATTTTCAATGGAAATCCAAATCCATTAGCTAATAATGATGCTAATAATTTAGAATAAGGAATGTTTAACATAAATAAATTATAAATTGTAACATATACAATTATCTCTCTAAATGTTAACCAAAAAATAAATTTTTTATAAAAAGGATCAATACCTAATCTATTTTTCATTTTTTTGATTTCCACTAATATATAAAAAGGCGAAGCAGAGAGACCGGATAATGTTCCACGAATAGTTTTATTTGGAATAAACTTAGTAAATTCATATACACTATTTTGTATGGTAAATAAAAAAGTCATTAGAAATGTCCATTATAATTCGCTTATTTTAAATATATTTTTCTCTCCTGAAAGTATTTTAGTTTGAACAACATCTAAAGGAATACTAGATAAAGCACCACAAGAGGAAGCACATATTCTATATATTGTAGGATGTATCATTAATAATATATTACTTATATTTATAATATATTATAAACTAAAATATATTAATTATATTTTTATTAAATATATATTTTATATTAAATATATATTTTATATTTAATACATAATATGGTCTGTTTTTATATAAAAAATTATATTATTTAAATTTTATGCTCTCCTCCTAGCTAAATTGCATTATTTTCTTTTTTTTCAATTCTCAATTTCATTTTTCAAAAATGGACAAAAAAATGTCCAATTTTCATTTTTCGATTTGAGAATTGACAAAAAAAAACGAAAAAATGACTTTACAGCATAATGCTCTTATTTTAATTTATGAAAAATAAAAAGTGTTACTGAACTTTTTTTTTAATAATTTTTAAAAATAATTTAGGGATTTTTTATTAGTATTTTATACTAACGAATGACTAATGAAAAATCCCCAAAAATCCCCAAATTTTTCGAATGTATATGTTGTAACTATAATACATGTAATAAAAAAGACTATATGAAACATTTAACAACCCTTAAACATAAAAATAATGAAAATACTAACGATACTAATGATAAATCCCCAAAAATCCCCAAACCTTTTCAGTGTGATTGTGGTAAAATTTATAAACATAAACCATCACTGTATAATCATAAAAAGAAATGTAATTATATAGAAAAAAAAACAAATAATATAGATGAAGATAATAATATAATAAAAGAAGAAGGAGAGAAAATAAATAATACAAATAATGATTCTTTAATAACAGATGAAAATAGTGTTGATTATAAAAAATTACTTTTAAGTTTAGTAAATGATAATAAAGATATGAAAAACATTATTTTTGAACAGCAAAAACAAATAGGTGAATTACTTCCTAAAATAGGAAATACAATAAATAATACAACTAATAATATGACTAAAAATAAATTTAATATAAATGTATTTTTAAACGAACAGTGTAAAGATGCTATTTCAATAGAAAAATTTATAGATTCAATTGAAGTTTCTCTCAAAAATTTGTTAACAACATCAAATAAAGGATTAGGAGAAGGAATTACTAATTTAATAATTGATAATATGAATAAATTATCTTTATATGAAAGACCATTGCATTGTACAGATAAAAAACGAGAAACATTATATATAAAAAGTGATGATCCAGGAAGCACAAATTCATCATGGAAAAAAGATAACGAACATGAAGAATTAAATTTAGCATTAAGAAAATTATCACATAAACAAATACAATCAATTAAAGAGTGGACTGATGCAAATCCAAATTATATGAATAATGATAGATTAAAAGATGAATATATAAGATTAATAACAAAATGTAGTACAGATATTAATGAATGTAGAGAGAAAATTATTAAAAATGTATGCGATAAAGTATATATTGATAAATAAATAATAATTAAGTTAAGAATATTATTTATTTTGTATATTATTTAATCTTTTGTATATTTTTTCTAGTTTTTTTATTTGGAATAAGTTTAGGTTTATTTTTACATGTAAATCTATTTATTTTTAATTTTTTCCGTCTTACAACTGAATCTTTACATATTGCTATTGCTGATGGTTCAGGTAATTTATTACTTTTAGTAACTTTTTTAATACAACTACATAATTTTTCAGCTAATATATCCTCTGCATATTTTTTAATTTCTTTTTTAGATAATTTTTCAATATTTTTAATTTTATAAAACTTTAAAATTGTTTTATAATCTTCATATGTAGGATTCATAATATATAAAAAGAAAAAAATATAATATCTTACAGTTTTATTTTAAAAAATAAATTATGAAATAATGAGTTATAAATGTTGTAAAAAAAAAATTCTTACACTATATTATGCGTAATAATAACCGCGTAATTATTTTTGACTTAGATGAAACACTAGGTTATTTTGTAGAATTAGGAATATTTATAGATTGTCTGGAAGAATATTATAATAAAAAAATAGAAAATAAAGAATTTTTTAAAATATTGGATTTGTATCCAGAATTTATTAGACCATATATGTTATCTATTTTAAAATATATATCAATAAAAAAAGAAGAAAAGAAGTGCTATAAGGTAATGATATATACTAATAATCAAGGAGAGAAATCTTGGGTTGAAAATATAAAAAACTATTTTGAATATAAATTAAATAATAAATTATTTGATAAAATAATAGCCGCATTTAAAGTTGATGGAAAACGGATTGAACTAAATAGAACATCACATAATAAAAGTGTTAATGATTTATTTCGATGTGTAAAACTACCAAAAAATATCAAGATTTGTTTTATAGATGATCAATATCATGAACAAATGGTAGATGATCAAGTTTTTTATATTAAAGTTGAACCATATTTATATCCTATAGATTTCAACGAGATGATTAAACGTTATGTTAATTCACATGGATTAATAGATGAAAATTTTATAGGAGAAATGAATAATTTATATAAAAAATATAATTATAAAGTTGTAAACAAAGATGAAGAAGAATATAAAATAGATAAAATAGTTAGTAAAAAATTATTTTCTCATATAAAAAATTTTCTTAATGATAATAATAGAAAAACTTATAAAAGAAAGATGATTAAAAATAAGACATTGAGACATTAACACATTGAGATATGAAGAAATTAAATAAGTTAGAATAATAATTATTCTATTTCATCATCTGATAAATAAATAACAAAGGTTTCATTTGAATTAATTCTCTCAATAACTCGAATTTCATAATCACTGCGAATTTTATAATATAAAGAATCAAAGATATTTCTCAAGAGCGCAATCATAATAAGTAATTAATTTTATATTAATTATAAAAAATAAAATTAATTCAATTTTTGATATTATTTTAAATTAAAAATTTATTTTAAATTTTAATAATATTTATTTTATCTAAAAAGCTCCGTATATATGTAGTAATCCCAGTTGTTAATAATAAGAATACTCCAGAACTAAATGCTAATTTTCTATCAAATTCATAATTATTTTTATTAAATTCTATTTTATAATATGGATTGAATCTTAAAATAAGAATAATAGATATATATATTTTCATTATTTCTTGTAAAAGTAATAAATATTTTGGAGCATTGAAAGACAAACCAATAAATGCTATTAGATATAATATAATACTTAAATAACTTAATAAATAATATAGTTTTTGATGCCATTTTTGTTCTGTAAATTTTATCAAATATTCAAACATAATATATAATATATGATAATATATTAATTAATATATAGATAATGTTCTAGCACTAGCATCTGTAGCATTAATATATTTTGGCATCCAAAAGTAAGGAATATTATAGCTAAGATTTTTATAATATTTTTCAAATAATTCTCTATAAAATCGCTGTTCATTTGTTTTAGGATTATTATTATAATAATTTTTTACAGGAATATTCATAAGATTTACTTTATCATTAATAATTTCATACCATGATTTTTGTAAACTACTTACTCCATCACTAAAAGCTTCCTTTCTTCGCCATAAAATTTCATCTGGTAGTAATTTGCTATTTTCAAATGCTTTTCTAAGTAAATATTTTTCTTGTTTTTTGTTACTTTCGAAACGTAACTGAGATGGAATATTTAGATAAAACTCTACCCATTTACGATCAAGAAAAGGTGTTCTTGGTTCTAATCCATTTGTTGATATTGAACGATCACTTCTTAGAACATCATATAAATAAATATCACTTAAAAGTCTCTTACATTCTTTATCAAATTCTAGATGATTAGGAGCCTTATTCATATATAAATAACCACCCATTAGCTCATCACTACCATCTCCATTAAAAATAACTTTAGCCTCACTATTTTTAGCAATATATTTAGCTACTAAATAATTACCAACACTAGCTCTAACAGTTGTTGTATCATAACTTTCTATCATATAAATTACATCAGGGATAGCATTGAAGAAATCTTCTTCTGTTACAACAATTTCAGTATGTTTTGTTCCCAGATAATTAGATACAATTTTAGCATATTTTAAATCTTCTGAACCAGGTAATCCAATACTATATGTTTCTAATTGTTTATTGTAATGTTTAGAAACAATAGCTGCTACAATACTACTATCTAGACCACCTGATAATAGACAAGCAATAGGACGTTCTGTAGTTTCAATACGTTTTTTTACAGCATCTGTAAAAAAATTACTTATCATTTGTGTAATAGCTTCTTCTGTAATTTTATATGATAAATTATTTAGAGGATAATTGAAAAAACGTTTATGTTGAGAAAGATACCATTTATTATTATTAGATAATGAAAAATCCATGTATGTTCCTGGTGTAAATTGATTTAGTGTAACAATTTCAGTAACATTATTAATATAGTGATAAATATCACTTAATTGTTTTAATTCTGATGAAAAACCAATAATATGAGCATTTAACCAACCTGTATTGTAACCTTTAGTTATTTCATCTGTATTTCCTAGAATATAAAGAGGGCGGACACCAAAAGCATCTCTAGCAACAAATATTTTTTTTTGTTTTTCATCATATAGAATAAATGAAAAAACACCATCTAACATATTTAATAATGTTTCTATACCAAATAATTTATACAGATGAATAATAGCTTCACAGTCTGAATTACTTTGTGGAATAATATTTAATTCTTCATATATTTTTTTATAATTATAAATCTCTCCATTACAAATTAGATATATGTTATCAATAACAATTGGTTGATTAGAAATAGTATCTAATCCATTAATTGCTAGACGATGAAATCCAAAAATAAGATTATTTAATTTTGTAGTTGATGAATTATCTGGGCCTCGATGTTTACCTTTATTAAAACTATCTTCAATAATTTTGCTAGTAATAACATTTGCTGGTGTTAGCGAATTATTTAAAAATCCAAATATTCCACACATATGTATTAATATATTAACAAAATTATATCTTTAAGACGATTTATTATAATAGTATAAAATATATATGAGTGAAAGAAGAACAAATTATTTATGTAATTTAGAGAGAACTGAAGAACTCAATGAAAGAATATTTGATAGAAATAGACCATTAACATATTTTAATCCTGTATTTGAACAACGTTCACAAAGCACAAAATATGAAAAATATCCAATAACAAAACCAATAGAAAATGAAGCAATTAAAATGGGTTATAAAACAAAATGGAGTGAATTTGCATCAAATGTAAATAGCGAAAGTGTATTAAGAAATCAAATATATCCAAGATCAAATTCAACATCCAGTCAATATATTCCATCTTCATCAAGTGATTTATATAATAGACAACCTATTGAAAAACAAAATGAGATACAACCATTTCCATATTTATTTGAACAAAGTAAATTTAATAATACAGAATTAGGAGATTTAGGGAAATTAGGAAGGAATAATTTTTATAATCATACTAGACAACAACTGAAAAATATGTAATTATTATTTTAATAGTTATAAATAATAATTAAAATTAATAATAAATATTATGAGTTCTGAAAAATACATAGAAAATGTAACAATACAATATTTATTAAATCCAAATTTACAAAATCAAATAATTAAAAATAATACTATTTTGAGTAAAGATTTCAATGATGATGTTAAATTTTATAAAAAAAGAATAGGTCAATATGTAAAAGATATATGTAAAGATATAAACAGTGAAACATTTGAAATTAGCACAAATGATAAAACAAAATTAGCTTGTATAAATTTTATAAAAAACTTAATAGAAGATTATAAATTTAATGATACAAAGGATATTTTACAAGAAGATTATGAAGAATATAATGTAATAGATAATTATGATATATCTAATAATGTAAGTAATAATAAATCAAATAGTAATTATGATATTGATAATATTTTATTAAAAGAAGAAAAAAAAACAATAAGTCTAGATAATTTTGTAAAAGTTAAAAATGTAACTAAGAGAGAAATATTACCAAATAAAAGAGAAGCTAATTTACAAGAACCACATCTTAGATATAAAGGTGTAAAAAAGAAAAATATAGATAATATATAAATGGGACAAACTGTTAGAAATAATAAAACAATTAAGAAAGCAATTAGGAAAAGAAAGAATAAAATTAAGACAAAAAAAAAATTTAGAAAATTAAATTGTAGTGCTAACAAAGAAAAACATTTCACTTGTTATAGTAAAAATTCATTAGAGAAAATTAAAAAAATGTGGAATAAGCGTCATCCAGATAAAGAAATACATACAAATGACACTAGAGAAATCTGGAAACAATTAAAAAATAATTTAAAAGAAGTCTGTTCTACAGAAAGATGTTGGATAAAGCAAAAATTTATGGAAAATAATTTAGATGGTGAAATATTAAACAATACTCATGCTCCATATGCTCCAAAAAGTTGGAAGGAGAATCCAAATGAATGGTTAACAAGTAATGATATAGAGAAGGTAATGAAACAATATGAAGTTGATTATCCAAATTTTATATTTATAGGTCCATCTCCTATTGATTTTGATAAAAAATTAATGTTTGGAGAGTGCGTTTGGAATGAGTTATGTAATTTAAATATAATAAAACAATTAAAAGATGGAAAAAATAAAATAGGTATTATTTTTAATACTGATCCACATAATAAATCTGGTTCACATTGGATAAGTTTATTTATTGATATTAAAAGAAAATTTATATTTTATTTTGATAGTAATGGTGATAAAGTGCCGAGAGAAATAATGTCTTTAATAGAGAGAATTGAAAAACAAGGAACAGAAATAAATATAGATTTTACTACATATTTTAATAGAAAAGAACACCAATATTCAAATACTGAATGTGGAATGTATTCTTTATATTTTTTAAATCAAATGATAACAACAAATAAATCTCCAAGAGAATTTAATAGTAAAAGAATACCAGATAAAGATGTAGAAGAATTAAGAAAAATATATTTTAATTAGTAATAAATATAAATATATTATAAGCTTTTTAATATATTTATATGACTGATTTTTCAAGTAATGAGAATAAAGGAATGATGTGGCAATTATTATATGAACAAGGAGCATTTAATAATATAAGTAACAATTATATTAATAATATAAAAAGCGATTTTGATAAAATTGTAAATGTTATTAATACCAAAAGAGAGTTAGACTTAACTAATAAAAATAAATTACTTTTAACAGAAATAGTTAAATATTTAGAGCAATATAAAGAAAATTCTAGACATGTAACAAGACCATTAGAAGAAGTTCAAATAAAAATGGATAAAGATTTAAAAGAAAAAGAGAAAGAATTTATTGAATTAATAAAACGACCATCACCAACCGAAATAGATTTTACAGAAAAAATAGACGAACCATTAAAAGAAAGTAGTATAAATTCGATGTTAAATAAAATGATTGCGGAGAGAGAAATAGAAATAAATAATATTATTCCGCCTCCTCCAGAAAAAAAAGAAACTAATAATAATGATGATAATAATAATAAAAAAATAGGTGAAGATAATAATATTAAAGAAATTAGTAGAGATAAAGATAATATAAATATAATGATAAGTAATGAAATTAATACAAATAACGAAGAAAATAAACCAGTAAAAAAACTTACAAATGATTTTTTCAAAAATTTATCAAAAAGTAATGAAAATGGTAGTAATAAAGTAGTTTCTTTCAATGAAGATGAAGAATATGAAAATGATAGATATAATTCCAGAATAGTATATACAAATAATAATATTATGGATTTATTACAAAAAGTTTTAAATAATCAAGAAAGTATATTAAGAAATCAAAATAAAATAATGAAAAAATTATTTTTTACTTAATATAATATATATGTCATTAAAAAATAGAACAAAAAAAGCTGGAAATGTTAGTAAATTAGGATATTGGTTTGAAAAAGTTCCCGAAATATCAAGAAATTTAGAACCATTAACATTATTAATGATAAGAACAACAGGAGAAGCTAGTAATTATATAAAAAATCATTCTTCTTCAAAAATAGAAACAGTAAATAGTAAAGATGTAAATTTATTACACTCAATAGACAGAGGTCCTGCATTAGAAAAATTAAAAAAACGCGTTGACTTTTTAAGAAAAAATAAAAAAGAAATTAAGGAAATGGAAAAGAAAAGTGGATATGTAGATTTATTATCAAAATTTTTCAAAAATAGCCCATTTAAATCTATTAATTCAGAAGTTGTTGCTGAAATAGAAAAAGATAAATATGTTACTTTATCTGGAGTTGGTAGAATTGGTGCTATTAAAATAGTATTTCCAGAAGGAATTAAAATAAGAACAAAAGTAGGACAAGTAGATAATTGTTTGAAAAAACGATTACATAGTATAAATAATTTATATATATATGGTTTGCGGTTTTCTAATTTAAAGAAATTTAATATTGATGAAAAAGAAATTTTAATGAAAAAAAGATTAAATACTAAAAAATGTTACAGACGGGGTAAATTTTTAAAAAGAAGAACTAAGAAATTTTTATCAAAAGTAATACCAATATTATAAATATAATATTTCTAGAAAATTATTATATTTATATACGTTTGAATTTATATTTACCTTTTTCTATTTCTAAATGTCCTACTAATATAGGATTTTTACGTTTATAACTATCTAAATCATAGACTTCTCCTGTTTCTTTATTAAGAGCATATGCGATTCCTTCAATAGTAACTTTAACCGCTTTCCATTTAATTTCTTGTTTATTTACATCACCAATAGAATCATTTTCTTCATCATTAATAGATGGAGTAAATGCAAATTTATCGGGGTCACCACTTGTAAATGTGAAACATTGTAATCCTTCTTTATTTTCACCAGATGTATGAATAGAACAATCAATCGATGATTCTTTAATAGCAACTAATAATTCTCTATTAATTTCTTCTTTAATATTTGATATTTCATATAACGCTTCGTCACTAGTTAATGGTGTTACACCATCCTTCTTACTTTTATCTTTTAATCGTAATTCAATAGAACGGTCACTATCTAATTGTTCCTGTGAAAATGTCATTAAATACATAAAAACTTTTACAGTTTGTAATTCTTTTTCTAAATTTTTATGACTACAAATGCGGCGCGCTCTACCAATTACTTGTTGTGTTCTAACAGGATGCCAATAAGGTTCTGTAATATGAACATATCTAACATTTTCTAGAGAAATTCCCTCTGCCCCTGAAGCAGTAATCATAATAGTTTTAATAATTTCACCATAATAGTTATTGGATGATATTTTTTCTAGTTCTTCTCTCAATGAGTTAGGTATATTTTGCCAGTTACTATTAAATATATTTCTAATATATTCTTTTTCTTCAGCTGTTTCAGTTCCAGTATATAAAACAAATTTTGGTTTTCCATAATCGACAGGATCAATATCAATTATCCATTTATCTGTCTTAATTATTTTAAATTCAGCAAAACCATTAGCTTTCAATATTAGGGATAAAATTCCTATACCTTCTAATGTTCTAAATTGACTATATATTAAATGTAACCCTTTTAATTTATCATCTTGTAAATTTTCTAATATATTTAAAAACTTTGGACTATAAATTTCTAAAGCATCTGGTGTTAAATATTTATCAGCATTTTCTTCTAATTTTTGTAATGCATTTAGAATTCTGTCTTCATATTTCATTCCAGTTTCATCATCTTTATCTTTTTCCACTAATTTTCCATCATTTTCTTCTACATTTTCAACATTTTCTATTTCAGCATTAAATTCATCAGGGTTAGGAGTATGAGCATCTATTAAATTTTCATTAGCAACATCTTGTAATATAGTAGTAGATAAATCTTGTCCATCTCTTGGAAGAGGACGAGTTATATTTGGTTTTGGGAAAACAAAATTACAAAATGCTCTTGAAAAAATACGATATGTTGATACGGCATCTTCATAAATATTTTCCTTGCCCTGACCTTGTTTTCGTTTTTTAGCATTACTTTGTTCCAATTTACGTTCTTGAACGCGCGCTTCTTCATAAACTCCAAATTGAAAATCACTCATAGGTATTTTTTTAACTATGAAATCGCTACTTTTTTTATATTCAGGTAAAAGAGCATCTATATCAGGAAAATATGATGTAAGACCTAATATACGTCTCTTAAATAAATTCATATTTTTAACTTTATTATCTTCAGCAATAAAATATTTAGCAAAATCATCTAATTTATCTGGTAATGCATCATACAACTCTACTCGAGTAGAATTAGATATAACAGTAATGTTATTTTCCTTCAATGTATTTACTAATTCTTTTAATAAAGTTTCATCATCAATATTACCATTTTCATCTACTTTTACACCCTGATACTTTTTATCATCTGGATCATAATCATTTAAAAAACCAAATGGATTGCGAGTTATTTCTAATGTAGTAGAAGTAGGTTTATAATTAACATAATCTACTATATTTTTTAAAACAAAATTAGATTTAAACATATCAATAATGGTTTCTTGTGATATTTTTCTTTTATCATTGATAGAGAGTTTAATATACCATGTTTTAATTTTACCTCTTAAAATATTAAATAATATAGCAATTTCATTTGGATAGTTAATGATAGGAGTTCCTGTTAAAAGAACAATTCTACAATTATCAGCAGTCATTAAAAAATTATATAATTGTATAGATAGCGATGAAGGTGATCTCATTTTATTAACAATTCTTGATACAAAGTTATGTGCTTCATCAACAATAACAGTTTTATTAGAAAATGGATTAATTGTTCCACCCTGAGTTAATTGATCAAGATGACTTTTTCTAAGACCATTATAATTAATAAATCTATATTTAATTCTAATCATTTCATTAATTTGATAATCTAAACTTAATTTTTCAGTTGTTGATAAAGATTCATAATTGGCTGGTTTTTTAATATTAACTAACCAAGCACCCCCTTGTTTTTTAATATATTCAATAGGTATAGATAATGCTTGTGATAATGGTTCTACTAATTCAGGATATTTATTTACATCAATAAATTCCCAAAATTGATTTTTTTTATAAATTTTATCACCACATTTCTTTAATTCTTCAATATAGTTAACTCTTAATGAAGCAGGGGTCATAACAACTATTTGATTTTCTGTTTTTATGCCTTCTGCTATAGCAATTGAAGAGCATGTTTTTCCAGAACCAAGACCATGAAACAATAACACACCTCTATATGGTGTATATAAATTAATATAATCCCTAACTATTTTTTGATGTGTTAATAGAGAGAATTCTGCGTTTTTTGAGTCACAAGAAATAACTCCTTTATCTTTAGATATTTCTTCTTTATAAGGTTCAAATAATGATGATATAAAGTTAATAAATAATTCTCTATTATTCATATAATATGAAGAAGCTCTTATTAAAACCTTTTTCTCTTTTTCAGGCAAACGAGTTTTAATATCATCTATTTCTAATAAACTTTCTTTACCTTCAATAATAGTCTCAGTTGGTATAACAGTTTTTCTCTCTTTAGTTTCTTTTATTTCTGGAATATCGGTTTCTAATTTAAGTTTTTTAATTTTTTTCTTTTTTATAATAACTAGTTGGGGTTCAATTGGTGCTTTTTTTTCAGCAATTTCTTTTTTAGATTCTTCTTTCTTTTCTAAAGGTTTAATAGTTTGTATTTCACCTTTATCTTTTAATTTATTTAAAATGAACGCTCTATCTAATTTAGCACTTTCTCGTTTGTCTACTACTTTTGTTTTTAATTGAATATCTTGTTTTTCAGCTGGTTTTTTAAGAGCTACATTTATTATTGGTATTTTTTCAGGAATAGGTTTTACTTTTAATTTTTCTAATAATTCCTTAGACATATATTAATTATTAATATTATTATTATATTTTTAATTTATTTAATATATAAAGTGGTTGTGACTAAAATAATTATAAATAATATTTAAAGTTATATATAATTAAATATTATATAATTATGAATTTTTTAAGAAGAATGTCTACCCAAATAGTTAAAAAGAATAAAATTAATTTAGATAGTCATTTGTATAATTTTATGGTTTCGCAAAACTCAAGAGATGTAATTGCTTTTTCACAAGGTAATTATAAAATTACCGATAATTTAGGAGAATATTATAAAAATATTAAAAAATATGAAATACATGAAAGTCATAGCCCCAAACCTTTTATTAAAATAAAAGAAGATAAATAATATTATATTTCTTTTATAATATTTTTTACATAATTTTTTTAATAGCTTCATCACAAGCAATTTGTTCAGCCTTTTTCTTAATTTTGTGTAATCCTTTTCCTAAAAATACTAATACTTTTTCATTATCCTCCAAATATTTATGAATATTTGGAAAATTATTAAAATTATTAAAATCAATAGCACTGGCTATATCAATATTATGAATTGATTGCCCAATACAAATATATACACCCATCTCATAACCATTTTCTTGATCATGAGAAATTTCAAGATATTCAGGTGTAATTTTAAATTCTTTTTGAATAATAACTTGTAATTGATTTTTATAGTTATCATCTGTATTAATTAATTTTGTCCAATCTACATGTTGTTCAAAAATTTTTTCAACAAAGATTTGTGCCATTTGAAATCCCGGTCCTGTTACAAATAGATTTTCAAACCATTTATCTTCATCTTTAATTGTTATTTTATTTACATCTAAAAATAAAGCACCAAGAAATGCCTCAAATAAACAACCTAATTTTTTCATATTAGTTCTAGTATTCTTTTCCTCGGCGTGTTTTGAAATAATATACCATTTATGTAATCTTAATTCATATGCTAATTTACCAATATGTTCATTTTTAACAAGAGCAATTTTTTTTTCTGTCATAAAACCTTCTTCTGCTTTTGGAAAACGTCGATATAAGTAATATTTTGTAATACATTCTAAAATACCATCACCAATAAATTCTAATCGCTCATTTGATTTTGTTTTTAAAGGTAAACAATCATATGGTTTATCGACAATAGTTATATCAGAAGCTTTATTTTCTAACATTGGTCTTTTACAATAAGATTTATGAATAAATGCTCTTTTATATAATTCAATATTATGAATTGTATAATTAACTCCATATTTTTTGAGAATAGATTGAATATCATTCAATGTAATCTCAATATTTTTATCATTATATGGATTAAACACTAATTCTCCATTAATACGAGAAATATCTTCATCATTAATTTTTTCTTCAAGATCCATTAATATATAATAAATATATATGTATTTAAATATTTTTAAATATTATTATCGTAATAAAACTTTTTGTAAAAAAAAAAGTATACCATTAGTATATAAGATGGCGGCGGGATTGTTGAAGAAAAAGAAAGAAGAGACTCCTCTTAAAGACTTTGTTAAGGATTTAAAAAATAATTCAAAAGTTGTAAATGCAACTAACATGGCACTAATTAATAGCACAGTTTCAACTTTAAAAACTTTACCTCACTTAGTTGATTATGCTCTTGTATCTGGTATATCAGCTTATTTAATGTATTACTATATGCAAAACTATGAATGTAATATGTAATATGTAATTTTATTATATTTATTATATAATTTAAAAAATTAATTTCATTAATTATAATGAAATTAGTTATAGATAATAGAGAGCCAAAAGAATTAAAAACTTTGATACAAGATAAAATAGAAAATATTGAATTTAAAAATTTAGAAATAGGAGATATTATTTTTCTAGATGAACATGATAATATAGTCTTAATTTTTGAGAGAAAAAGTATTTCTGATTTAATTTCTAGTATAAAAGATGGTCGATATAGTGAACAATCATTTAGATTACAAGAATATCCTCTACATAATCATAATATTTTTTACTTAATAGAAGGTTCGCTATTAAATAGTAGAAAACAATATAATAAAACAATCCAAAAGACAGTTTATTCTGCGATGTTTTCATTAAGTTATTCAAAAGGTTTCTCTCTCTTACATACATCAGGAGTTGTAGAGACTGCTGAATTTATAATATATTTTTTTCAAAAAATAGTAAAAGATAAATCAATTAAACCATTTTATCAGAATATAAATCTAATAAATAATACAATACAACAGGAAATTATTGAAACTAATGAAAGTAATGAAAGTAAAAAAAATGAAGATAATAATGACTATGTTTCTCACATAAAAACATCAAAAAAATCTCATATTACAAAAGAAAATATTAGTGAAATTATGTTATCTCAAATACCGAATGTCAGTATAAATACAGCAAAATGTATATTAAATGAATATAAAAATATTGAAAATTTAATAAAAAATTTGAGAGAAGATAGTGAATGTTTAGAAAATTTAAAAGTTAAAAATAAAAATAGCGAGAGAAAAATAGGAAAAAACACAATTGAAAATATTAAATTATATTTATTATAATATGTATTTTATTTTTTTACTTTAGTCTTTTTTATTTTTTTAGTCTTTTTATTTTTTAATGTCTTAATTCTTTTTTTAACTAGAAGTTTTAAACTTTTATTATAGCCCTTTGGCTTTTTTATATTTAATATATCTTTCATCCAAAGATTATCTTTGAGCATATTTTTTTGTTCACATTTTCTATTATGTTCCATATCTTGTTCATTGAGACTTCCATCTGCATTTTTTCTAACTTTTATCCGTTTACATGTGTTTTTGGTTTTTTTATTTTATTTTGAATTTATATATATATAAAAATATTATAATTTATATATAAATGTTAAAAGAAGAAGAAATATACAGATATCTTGGTATATTTACAGTAACATTATTTTTTATTTATATTGTAAGCTGTGTTTTAAATACACAAAATAATATTATAGAAGGTTTAACAAATCAAAAAAAACCTTTAAATATTCAAGATGATTTATTTTCAAATTTAGATAAACATTTAAAAGAAAATAATGATAGATTATCTGACAGTTTATTAATAAAAAAATATAAAACACAATATGAAGATAGTATTATAGAAATAGATACTAATACAGAACTCAAAATATTACAATTGACAATTTTATATGGAAATGCTTTAGCAAATAAAGATGATAAAGAAGCTAAAAAATATTTAGAAGAAATAAATTTATTACAAAACTTAAAAACATCTTTAAAAAATACAATGAAACATGTTGATAAACATTAAATAAATTTAACCAACCCAAAGTTTTACTTCATTATCTTTATAATATCCTTGTTTTATTAACTGATTTGTATATTTATCACCACCCCAGTTAGTATCCATTGGATTTGGACTAATTCCTTCTCCTTCATTTGTTATTTTATCTAAAGGTGTAGATAAACCTATATATTGGTTATCAGGATCATATCCAGGATATTGAACATTATTATAAGGTGGATTATTTCTAGTAGCATTTAAAAGAAGTGTTTGAGGTGCTAAAGTTCTATTTTCAGTTACTCTACCTTCTTCAAGACCACCCTGTAATTCTGTTGGTGAGGGTCTAGCTTTATATACAGATCTTCCCTGAGCATTATATGAATGTTGTAAAAATAATGCTGGGCATCTTATACCTTGACTTCTTTGCCATTTAGTAAATTCAACATATTCATTTAAGTTATCAAACATAATAGGATTTACTCCAGGGACATGTGCTAATTCTGAATTATATAAAAATATATGTTTATCTTTTTGTATAAGAATATTAGGACATCTATATTTGCGTTTATTGGTAAAAGATTCAAAAATAGATTTTGGTTTATTAATTATCATAAAAATTAAACCTAAAATGAAAATAGTAGTTATAATAGTTAATTTTGACATATATATATATAAAATTATATAATTTTTGATAAACAATATATTAATATATAATATATATGAGTATATTGAATGTGGATAATGATAATCCCAAATTATTTGACTTAAAAGTTGATGAAAAACCAACTTTTATAATTGTAAAAGCTGAATGGTGTGGTCATTGTAAAAAATTAATACCAGAATTAAAAAGATTACATGATAAAATTAAAGAAGAAAAGATTGATGCTAATATTATGAAAATAGATGAGACAGCAATGCCAAAATTAGAATCAGATTATTTAAAAAATGTAGTAGGATATCCTACTATTAGATTTCTTAATAATGGCAATATAAAAGATTATGAAGGTGAACATAATGCTGATGCAATGTTAGATTTTTGTATGAAGCAACTAAAATTAGATAATAAAATGAGTGGTGGAAAAAAATCAAGAAAAGTAAAAAAATCAAGAAAAGTAAGAAAATCAAGAAAAGTAAAAAAATCAAGAAAAGTAAGAAAATCAAGAAAATCAAGAAAATCAAGAAAAGTAAGAAAAGTAAGAAAATCAAGAAAATAATTATGTATTAATTAAATACAATCCAATAACCATTAATGGCAATCCAATAATTTTTTTCCATGTAAAATCTCCTTTCATAATAAAGGAAAATGCTACTACTGTTACCATTATATCAATTAAATAATCAAAACTTCTAATTTTTTTTAGATTATGTATTCTTAAAAATTCAATCCATATAAAAGAAACTAATGTAGAAAGAATAGCTAATATGAAAAAATAAGATATATCCTTATAATTTAATTTACTAATATCACTTATAATATATTTATTTTTATTAGTGATAAAATAAATTAATATAAAAAATACAAACCCAATAATGGTATCTAATGCTAATACAGAAGTAGGATTTATTATTTTTGTATAATGTTTATTTTTTAAATCAAATAACCAGCCTAATGAAGCACTTATAAGCAATACAAAAATAAGAAAATAAGTATTTGATAATAATTTATCTAACATATATAATATTCCAATAAAATTATTTATTTTATGCTGAAAAATTGAATTAAATATTATGATATAAAAATATATAAACTAATAAATTATGCAATGGCAATTTAAACTGTTTGAATTTGAAATATGTGATACGATACTTAGTATAGAAGAAGAAGATACATATACAGATACGAAAGAATTTCTAGTAAAAATGTTTGGAATAGACGAATATGGTCACACAGCTTGTATATATGTTAAAGGATTTCAACCATACTTTTATGTAAAAGTAGATGATGACTGGACTCAACAAGATAAAAATGAATTTTTGTCATTTATTAAAAATAAAATGGGAAAATATTTTGCGAACTCATTAGTATCAGGTAAAATTGTTAATCGTCATAAATTATATGGTTTTGATGCTAAAAAACATCATAAATTTATTCAATTAAAATTTAATAATACAATTGCTATGACAAAAGCTAAAAATTTATGGTATGAATATAACAAAACAACTTATTCAAAAAAATTAATAGATGGTGGTATGCCATATAAAGATTCCAAAATTGAAATTTACGAAGCACAAATACCACCGTTACTTCGTTTATTTCATATTAAAGAAATAAGTCCATCAGGGTGGATTGCTTTATTAAAGGGAAAATATACAAAGCATAAAGAACAAACAACAAGTTGCCATCATGAATTTACAATTCATTATAAAAATATAATTGCCCTTCCAAATCGTGAAACAATGGTTCCATATAAAATCATGAGTTTTGATATTGAGGCTAGCAGTAGCCATGGAGATTTTCCATTACCAATTAAGAATTATAAGAAATTGGCTGTTGATATTATTGATAAAATTAAATTAGATAATATACAAGATATTAGTGATAAATTTTTAAAATCATGTATTAAAACAGCATTTGAATTTGGAAATGAAAAAGATATTAATAAAGTATATTTAAAAGAGAAGATAACCGAAGAAGAAGTAGACAAGTTATTTGATACTTGGATAAAAATTAAACCAGCAAATCATACTTTTGTAGATGAAACATTAAAAAATGAATTAGAAGATAACGATGATAATGATGAAAATGAAGATGATGAAAATGATATTTCTGAAGAAGGAAAAAAAGAAGATAATTGTGAAGAAAAATTTACAAAAAAATATGTATCAACAAAAAAATATACAAATAAAGAAGCGACTATTAATGATGTATTAAAAGATACTTGTGATAAAAATATTAAAATACATGAATTAACAAAATCATTATCATTAATATTTCCTGAAATAGAAGGAGATAAGGTTACATTTATTGGATCAACTATAAGAAATTATGGAGAAGATGAACCATATTTAAACCATTGTATTGTAGTAGGAGACTGTAATGAAGTTGAAGGTTGTGAAATTGTATGTGTTGAAAATGAAAAAGAAGCACTACTTGAATGGACAAAACTAATGGAAAAAGAAAATCCAGATATTATTATTGGCTATAACATTCATGGTTGGGATGAAGAATTTATGTATAAAAGAGCGATTGAATTAAATTGTGTTAATAGATTTTTACAATTATCAAGATTGAAAAATCACGTGTGTTTAAATAAAGATTGGAGAACAGGAAAAGAAGATATTGAAAGAAATAGTTTGTTTATAGCAAGTGGTCAATATGATATTAAATTTATTAATACAATTGGACGATTACAAATTGATTTACTCAATGTTTTTAGAAGAGAATATCAATTAACATCATATAAATTAGATTATGTTTCTGGACATTTTATCAGTGATAAAGTAAATAAAATTGAATATGACGAAGAAAATAGTATTTCAAGAATTTATAGTAAAAATTTTACTGGATTATATAAAAACGATTATATTGTTTTTGAAGAAATTGGTCATTCAACAAATAAATACAATGGAGGAAAAAAATATGAAATAATTAATATTGATTATAAAGAATGTTATTTTGAAATTAAAAGTATTGTGACACCAGATATGAAATTAATTGTTAAATGGTGTCTTGGCAAGGACGATGTAACACCACAAGATATTTTTAGATTAACTCATGAAGGGCCCGAAGGAAGAAAAATTGTTGCCAAATATTGTATTAAGGATTGTAAATTAGTAGATGATCTACTTAAAAAAACAGATATTATGACTGGATATATTGAAATGGCAAAATTAACTACTGTTCCAATTAGTTTCCTAGTTTATAGAGGACAAGGAATTAAAGGACTTAGTTATGTTGCTAAAAAATGTAGAGAAAAGAAGACATTAATGCCAGTTATTGATAAAGTAATGGATGATGGTGGTTATGAAGGTGCTATTGTTTTACCACCAAAATGTAACTTATATTTAAAAAAACCAGTTGCTTGTGTAGATTATAGTTCTTTATATCCATCCAGTATTATTAGTGAAAATTTATCACATGATAGTAAAGTTTGGACTAAAGAATATGATTTAGAAAATAATTTAGTATTAGAAACAGGTGTAAAGGATGAAAATGACAATTATATTTATGATAATTTAGATGAATTTGATTATGTAGATGTTAAATATGATACATATAAATGGATTAGAAAGACACCTAAAGGAGCGGCGCAAAAAGTATGTGTTGGTTATAAAATATGTCGTTATGCTCAATTTAAAGACGGTTCAAAAGCTATTATGCCATCTATTTTGGAGGAATTATTAGCTGCGAGAAAATCTACTAAAAAATTGGCAGCAAAAGAAGAAGATCCTTTTATGAAAAACGTTTTAGATAATAGACAATTATCTATTAAAATTGTAGCAAATAGTTTATATGGTCAAACGGGAGCAAAAACAAGTGCATTTTATGATAAAGATGTTGCTGCTTCTACTACCGCAATTGGTAGAAAATTATTAATATATGGAAAAAAAATTATAGAAAAATCATATGAAAATAGAATTGTTGATACAAAAAAATATGGTAAGGTAAGAACAAATGCTGAATATATTTATGGTGATAGTGTAGCTAAATATACACCAATTAATGTAAGATATAATAAAAAAGAAATTGTAATTTGCACAGTAGAAGAATTAGCTGAAAAATATGGTAATGCTAAAGGTTGGGTAAATGATAATAATTATAGTAAGGAAAATTTTAAAGATAATCACCCAAAGGAATTTTGTGAACTGAATAATATTGAAAGTTGGACTGAAAATGGTTGGACAAAATGTCATCGGGTAATTAGACATAAGTTGAATCCTGAAAAAAAAATGGTAAGAATATTAACACACAGTGGAATGGTTGATGTAACAGAAGATCATTCTTTAGTTATGAAAACAGGTAAAGAAATTTCACCAAAAAATGTTGAAATTGGAACAGAATTATTACATAAAACAATGGAAGTAAATAATTATTCAAGTGAAGATTCGATAATAATATCTGAAGAAGCTAAAATTATGGGATTCTTCTTTGGGGATGGAAGTTGTGGAAGCTATAGCTGTTTATCTGGAAAAAAATCTACATGGGCTTTAAATAACTCAGATACTAATTTATTAAATAAATATTATGAATTATGTAAAAAAGTATATCCTAATTTTGATTGGAAAATATATGATACATTAGAAAGTTCCGGAGTCAAAAAAATCTGCTTTAATGTAAATAAAGATTATGGAAAAAAGGTAGATTTTATTAAATATTATAGAAATAAATTATACTATAAAAATATGAAAATTATTCCTTCTGAAATATTAAATGGTTCAAATGATATAAGAAATGCTTTTTGGGAGGGTCTATATGATGCCGATGGAGATAAAGATAAAAATGGTTATATTAGAATAGATCAAAAAAATCAGTTAAGCGCATCACATATTTGTTGGTTAGCTAATAGTATTGGATATAAAAGTTCTATTAATATTAGAAATGATAAATTAAATATTTATAGAATAACATTAACAAAAGGTAAACAAAGAAAAAATCCGAATGCCATTAAAAAAATTATAAATGAATTACCTTATTATGAAGACTATGTATATGATTTAACAACAGAAAATCATCATTTTGCAGCTGGTATCGGTAATATGATTGTTCATAATACAGATAGCGTATTCTTTACATTTAATCTTGAAGAATTAGATGGAAAACCGATTGAAGATGAAAAAGCATTAGAAATTACGATTGAATTGGCGCAGGAAGCAGGAGAATTAGCAACAAAATTTTTGAAGAAACCTCATGATTTGGAATATGAAAAAACATTTTTACCATTTTGTTTATTATCAAAAAAACGTTATGTTGGTATTTTATATGAATTAGATCCAAAGAAAGGAAAACGTAAAGAGATGGGTATTGTTCTAAAACGACGTGATAATGCTCCAATTGTAAAAGATATATATGGTGGCGTAATTGACATTTTAATGAAAGAAAAAAGTGTTCCCAGTGCTTTAAATTTTACACATAATTCATTACAAGATGTTATTGATGAAAAGAATCCAATTGATAAATTAATTATTACAAAATCTCTTAGAAGTGAGTATAAAAATCCTCAACAAATTGCTCATTTTATGTTAGCAAAAAGAATGGGTGAACGGGATCCAGGAAATAAGCCAGGACCAGGTGATCGTATTCCATTTGCATATATAAAAAATGAGAATAAGAAGGCATTACAATGTGATAAAATTGAAAACCCAAAATACATACAAGAAAATAATTTAGAATTAGACTATAACTTTTATATTACTAATCAAATCATGAAACCATTACAGCAACTATTTGCTTTAGTATTAGAACAAATCAAAGAATTCAAAGATAAAAGAGGATATACACTTAGAACATGGAAAGATGAAATTAATAAATTAAAAGAAAAATGGCCAGAAGAAGAAAAATTTCTAAAAAAATATGAAGAATTACGATGTAAAGAAATTAAGTCGATTATATTTGATAAATATATCAAAAAATAAATAATATAATTACTATAATATAATAATTAAAACAATGGTTTAACTACATTGAAATTTTTATTAAAACTATATGATGATGATATATTATAAATGAAAGTGTAAAAATCAACACCTTTATTTTTTAATTTTCTATCAATTGTAATATGTTTTTCATAATCACTATCTTTATATCTGAAAAATATTCTACAAAATTTTCTATTATAGAAAGCAATAATAATTTTATCTGAACGACTGAAAGCAATGTCAATATTTTCCTTATTATACAAATTTTTTTCATATAAACTATTTATTTCATCTATACTTAACATTTTCCACATACCAATATATATATTTTTACTATTTATATTTGAAATACATTTTAGAGCTCTAAGATAATTTTCATAAAATTCTTTAATATTTTGATCTAAATAATCATAACCTTTTTCTTGAGCTTTACAATATTCTAATTTAGAATTAATATATGAATTTGTATCCATATATTAATAATTAATATAAGTTTTCTTAAATAAAATTAATTTTTTAAATTATCAATTTTATAAGTTTTTTTTTATTTTAAATTATTATTGTGATGGAGTAATAAGCGCAACTTCAAATTCAATCTCATTATTAAAAGTATCTATAATAGTTTGTAATTGATTTAACATATCATTAGAAATTGTATTGTTGTTTACATTAGTATTAAAACTATTAAATCGATTAGGGCTAGAATTTATTCTTGTAATAATTGGAACTCTATTAAAATTACTATTAGAACCACTATTATTTCTTGTAATATTAGGGTCACTATTATTTCTATTTATCGTTGAACTACTACTATTTCTACTAATATTTCCATTATTATTTTGATTATTATTTTCATTATTATTTCTAGTAATATTATTTAATTCAGTATCTTCATTTATACTTTGATTTGAGGAATCAGAAATTATAGAATATCTACACATAGGACAACAATGATTTCTATTAAACCACTGTAATAATGGGCGTTCAGAAAAAATATGACCACAATGATTAATTTGTAATACAATATCATTATTTGAAAAATCACTTTGACTAATTGGACAAGTTGTATTTATAGGATTTTCTATTTCTTGAAAAGTAGTTCTTGTTGTTGAATTATTAATTTGTTCTTCTGTTGGAATGTTATTTTCTATATTATTTTCTGTATTTGCTAGTGAAGCACTTCTCAAAATTAAGTTTCTTAATAAAGTTTGCTGTAATATATTTCTAGAAAGATTAGTATTTACATTATTCTCTCTTGAATAACCACGTGTATATACATTTCTATCATTATATCTTCGATTATAACTATTATTAAATATTGTATTATAAGTATTTTGTTGAGAATTAATTACTTGAATGATATTTGAAAAAATAGCATTAGTATTTTCAGTAAAGTTAATAAAAGATTCTATATTATTATTATTATCATTCATATTTTACTATTATAAAATAAAAAATGTTTAAATAAATAAATTCATAAATAAATAATTACTTATGGATAAATATAAAGATAAAGGTCTTAGTGGGTTAGGTAACTTAGGTAATACATGTTATATAAATTCTTTTATTCAAGTATTATCACATACATACGAATTAAATGATTTTTTATATTCTAAAGAATTTGTAAATAGAGTAAATAAAAAGGACGGTTTTATGTTAGTAGAATGGAATAATTTAAGAAGAATGTTGTGGAAAGAAAATTGTGCTATTGCTCCATGGGGATTTTTAAAAACAATACAAAAAATTGCTAAAGAAAAAGATAGAATGTTATTTACCGGTTTTATGCAAAATGATTTACCCGAGTTTATTTTATTTATGTTAGATTGTTTCCATTTAGGTTTACAGAGAGAAGTAAATATGTCAATAAATGGTGAAATAAAAAATGATAGCGATAAATTAGCAAAGGATTGCTATAATATGATGATAAATATGTATAAAAAGGAATATTCAGAAATTTTACACTTATTTTATGGTATTTCTGTAACCCAAATAGTAAGTTTGAATAATGAAATATTAGTTAGTAAACCCGAACCTTTTTCTGTAATAAGTTTACCTATTGTGGCTAATGAATGTAACATATATCAATGTTTTGATAAATATTGTGAAAATGAATTAATGAATGGAGATAATGCGTGGTTTAATGAAAAAACAAATAAAAAGGAAGATATTAATAAAAAAACAGTATTTTGGAATTTTCCACATATTTTAATTATAGATTTAAAACGATTTACAAATAATAATAGAAAATTAAATTCTTTGGTAGATTATCCAATTGAAAATCTAGAATTGAAAAAATATGTTGTTGGTTATAATAAAGAAACTTTTGTCTATGATTTATATGGTGTTTGTAATCATTCAGGTATGACAATGGGCGGGCATTACTTTGCATATGTAAAGAATGCAAATGGTAAATGGTATTGTTTTAATGATACAAATGTTAAAGAAATAAATGAAAAAGATATAGTAAGTAATAAAGCTTATAGTTTATTCTATAGAAAAAAAAAATAAAAATAAATATTATATGGATGTTGATATGAATACAATTTTGGGGGTTCCTTCAATGAATTTTTTAAATACTAATATGGCTAACCCTTTAATAATAACATTATTAGTTTTCATAATAATAATTTACCTTGTTTTATTTGCATCTTTAGGAAATAACAGCGAATCCATGAATGCTCCTTCTACTAGCAAAGCCAGTTTAGAAATATTGTTATGGGGAGTATTTTTAGTTATTATTATTATTAATGGTATGAATTACTTTTTAAATGTAAATATTATAACAAGCATTAAAAATTTATTTTCAGGAGAACCAGAAATAGATATTACAGTAGAAAGAGAAACTGAAGGGCAAATAACAGGTTCTAGCACTGTTCCAGAATTAAAATTTGAAAAGCAAGTATATCATATACCAGGTAATAAATATACATTTGATAATGCCAGAGCAATATGTAAAGCTTATGGAAATCGATTAGCAAATTATAAAGAAATAGAAAATGCTTACCAAAATGGTGCTGATTGGTGTAGTTATGGTTGGTCAGAAGATCAAATGGCATTATTTCCTACTCAAATGGAAAGATGGCAACGTTTACAAAAAATAGAAGGACATGAAAATGATTGTGGAAGACCAGGTATAAATGGTGGATATATTGCAAATCCAAATGTAAGATTTGGTGTAAATTGTTATGGTTATAGACCAAAAATTACATCACAAGAAGCAGAAATGATGAAAAATATACCATTATTTCCAAAAACACAAAAAGAGTTAGATTTCCAAAAACGCATTGAATACTGGAAAAATAAAATAGCTAATATTGTAGTTTCTCCTTTTAATAGTAACAATTGGAGTATGCATTGATAAAAATTAATTATTAATTTATTTAATTTTTATTAAATTATTTATTAAATTTTTTTCTAGATGTTTTAGATTTTACTTTTAAACTTTTAGTTCTTTTATGTTTTTTTGGT